GTATCTAAGTATACAGAATAGTAAATAGAAAGGTTATCAGCATCAATATCAGCAACCCACAGGCGACCATAGGCAGCTAATGCACAGTTAGGCATGAACGTGGTTGTGGAATAGCCTGGAGGAACAGCCCCAATGTCACCAACACGCTGAAAGCCAAAGGAGCCAGTATGTGCGTGTGCAGTAGCGCCTAGCTTGTGATATACAAGAGGTGGATGTGCTTTCTGCACAAGATAAGCGTGTGGAGATAGGTTTAAACCACTCTCAAACTGGGCCTGCACAATCTGCCAATCATTGTCAGTGATGGTGTATGTAAGATTACCGCTATCAGTGCTATTTCGCACCGTAGCCTGTGTCATGGTGGTTTCACCAGTGAATATCTTATTGTTTCCAGCACTGATAATGGTGGCAGTACCATTATTATTAAACTCAAATATAACTTCAGGATTGCTGCTTGTGCCACCGGAAGTGGTTGTATATGCCCATCCTTTCCGTGCACCGATTCTACCATAGCGATCAATGACAGCATTAGTAGCCGTCAATGCAAATGACGGATTCATACTGATGCCTGAGTCTTGGTTGTTTAGACCAAAGAATCCAGGAGCAGTAATGCTAACAGGTTGTAACGGTTTATTAGCGTATGCCATTATACCCAATACCAAGTAACTTCATCTGGTCTACGGCCTGCCTCAATAGCGATATGATCAGCCAAAGACTGTTTAGCAACAGCATACTGACTATTAACATTGATGCCACCGTCCTCACCACGCTCCTCAATTGCCTTAGCCCAGGCCAACAGCACAATAGGATTCTTAGGCAACAGAGTTGTGTCAGTATTAGCAGACAACTCTGCCTCTGGCTTGATTACATCAAATCTGATAATCTCAGTTGAGTTAGGGATAGGATATAAATCAACCTGAGAATCACCGTTGCTGTCTACACCATTTAAGTTGTAGTAAGCTGGGCTACCTTGCTTAGGTGTGGTAGTAAGAATAAGATGCTCTGTAAACCACTTAGCAGGACGATACTCCATAAACCAGTCTTGGGTATCGTTAGCAACTTCAAATATTTTAAACCTAGTTCCTGCACCTGTCAAGGTATAGTTATATGTACCAGATCCTGTGCTGACAGTGAATGTAGTACGAAGACAATCCCAATTATAAGAATCCTCTACTTCTCTCTTTGCATCAACGACTAGCTTACCAATCAAGGCAGAATAGTCGTTTTCGCTCACAGAAGTAACAGTAGGCTCTCTTAGCCTAGTCAAGACATCGTTTACTAATTGTAGGTATGTGGTAGCCATGTCAACAATCCCATTTACGCAGTGCTAATGCCTTCCTTGTTGGTCGGCCTTTTTCATCCTTCATTGGTCCAGGTACACCAGACATCCTAGCGCAGAATGACTTACGCCGTGCAGCAGCCTTAGGAGACTTCTTAGCCTGTTTAGAGGACACTGGAGGCTTTAGATTAGCTCCTTCAGTGCGCTTAAAGTAGGCTCTGCCTTTGGCGTTTAAACCGCCTTCTGGGTTCTGATATACCTTCTTAACCATTATTTCTTCGCAGTCTTTTTAGCTTCTCTAAATGCCTTAGCAGTGGGAGCACCTTTAGTGCCAGGCTTACGCATCTTCTCGCCTGAGCCTTCTTTGATGCGCTTACGCTTTGCTTGGATGTTGGCGTAGAGTCCTGGTTTCATCGTCCACGTCCTGTACGCTTCATCATTGTAGGCTTAGACTTCCGAGCAGAACTCAAAGCAATTGCAATAGCCTGCTTTTGAGGTTTTCCTGATTTCATTTCTTTCTTGATGTTCTCAGAAATAGTCTTTTGTGAATAACCTTTTTTCAGCGGCATTTAAATCTCCTAGTTATATTTAATGTCAGACAGTTGTGGAATTAGGTCTAAAGTAACAATTACAGAAGAATCTGTAGCTCCTGTTTGAATCTTTGCTCTTACTTCATCGTTTTCTTGTAAAACAACAATAGCACCACCGTCAATCCTTAAAAATGCTTTAGCATCTAAAGGATAATCAACAACAACTGGTATTTCTAAGTTAGCACTGGCATCATACCACCAAGCAGAGAAGTTCTTTGCTGATGCGGTGCCGTTATGTGCATACAGCAGAGACCATTCTGCAATATGCTTAGTTGGCACAGTATACAGAGTAGTCTTAGTATTGGGTGTTAAGACTACACCAGTTGAGAATCTCCTCATTTTTTACCAAGCCACTTTTGCACAGTTGCTGTCTCGTAAATCCGAATTAAAGACCATACAAGTGAGAATAATGCCGCCAAAGCAGGCAGAATATCTGCTAATGTGCCGATGACTGTGACAATGGACAAGCCATCGGTAACGTGCTTAATGGTTTCTGGACTATGCTGCGACATCTTCCTTCTCCGGCATCTGTGGTTGAACCTGTCCTGCTATTTTCTGAATCAGAAACATTGCATTGGTCTTTCTGCGTTGCCACGCTAATTTGGACGCAACAGATAATTTTTGTTTTTGTTCGTCCGTAAGTTTTGATCCACGTCTATTTCTATTTCCTCTAGAAGCAGCTCCAATTTTTGCTTTTGTTTCTTCGGAATGTTTTTTCCCTGTCATTGGGCCGCCATGTAAAGAAACATATCTTTTTAAAGCGCCAGAAGTTTTTGTAATTGTTTCTGGAGATTGCTTTTTGCCAAGATTTAATTTTCTCAAATGCTCTCTTGCTTCTGGTTTTGCCATTCGTTTTTTTGTTGCTTGTCTTATGGCATCTTTTGTTTGTTCTGAAAGCTTATGACCAGTTGTTCCGTCCCCGCCTTTTGTTAAGTTATAGCCAAAAGGATGAAATGTATTAAATGCAGAAATTGCTTTGCACTCCAATTCCTTGATGTAGTCATAATCAGCAACTACAAGAATTTCTTTTTTAAAAGTATCTGCTCCGTATTTTCTTATAGCTCTATGTAATGCTGTATTACTACCTTTTTTGGCTTCACACAAATGAATGCCCCAACGCTTAATCATGCCGCTTTTAGCAATACCGATGTATTGCTTACCAGATGGAGATGTTAATCTATACAACTCAGCCATCTTTTTCCTCTTTTGGCACTTGCGTTTGAGCTTGCTGTTGAATTTTAGCAATTAAAAACATTGCGTTGCTTTTTATTGGAAGTTCTGCCAAGGCAGCGATGATGCCGTTGACCTCTTCTAGGGTTAGTTCAAGTTTAATCATGGATTATCCGCAGTAGAGAACACAGGGAACGGTGTAAGAACCGTCAGCGTAGGTATTCGTTGCAACAGTTGATGTGACTTTTCCGATTGTCTTGCTGCGGATTACATCGTCATCCTGAACCTTGGCACATCCGTCACCGTTGGATTCCAACAGGTCACCAATCTGCACCGTTACTCCAGCGGCGATACGCACCACAAACGCACCCAGAGATGAGACCAGCATATCTTGAGCGTCATCCCAGGTCTGGAACACGCCATAGACTGCCTTGTCTCCAACCACATCAGAAATCTTGACCTTGGGTAGACGTTCGTTACCGTCATCCACAACAGTCTTGGTAAAGCCGTCTTCTTCAAACGTAGCACCGATAGGCAAGTTGCCTAGATAGGTATCACGCTTGTTGATTGATTCTGTCCAAGCGTCTTTGCCTTCGACTGCTTCAACGGCAGGCTCGATGACATTGCCTTCCTCGTCCAACACGGATTCCTTAGCCTCAACCGCAGGGATAGCGGGATGTTCAATAGTTTCCGTCCACTCTACAGATTTCCACTCAGACATCTCACCGATGGAGGACAACACCGTTCCACGAGGAATGTCTGGGTTATGGCCACGGCCTTCTTGAAGTTGTGACCAGTGGCTACCGCAGAAGGCATTGTAAGAAACAGTTGCACCGGATACGGAAATGGTTCCTTCCTCTGTTCCCGCTTGTCTAAAGGAAACCAAAACACCATCATCTCCGTTTCTATTGGCAAATATAGGAACTGCTGCATTTCTTGATGCAGAAATGTAGCCGCTACTTCCTAG